AAGCGCAAAGGCTAAAGACAAGCTGATTGCTTCCCTTGCTCAAGCTATACGATCTAGCGCTAATATATCTAGCGCCAAGAAAAAAGAAGCAGACGAACTATTGAACGAGATCACAGGCGGTTCACTCGCTAACCCTGACCCTGAAACCATAGACCAAGCGCCAATTGATACAGAAAGCCAAGATCAAAGCCAAGCAGAGCCAAGTATTGAGGCGGATAACCCTACTGAAAACGTGGATTTTATTGACCCACCCATGCCGACCCCCCAAAAAAATTTGGATTTACAGGCTACGCTCTTGCATAGTATTCCACACAAACAATCCAGCCCCATATCCGATTTAAAACTAGCAGATACAGAACTGTCCCTAGAGACACCCCCCTTATCTTTTACAGAATCAGAGTGGGGAGGGGTAGATAAATTTTGGGAAACATTTGAGAAGGTCCCTACAGCAGAAAACCCCCCTACTGATTTAGGGTCCCATACACCTACGGAGGATATAAATAATGAAAAAACAAGCTAAAGAAGTTTATGTAATTATTAATGGTCTAGCCTATGATATCTATAAGATGCCATTCTGGAAGCGCTGGAAGGTTATCTTATTAACCAAGTTAGGAAGACGTATAGATGCACTATGAGAGGATTGAAATAGATTGGATCTATAGTCACCTTATGTGGGCTTATGTCTTCTCTATATACCTTATTACCACAGGATTCCATATATGGACTGTCCTTAAGGAGTTTAAGGGGGCAAAATGAATAAATTACTTACCATACCAAAAGAAAAGCATATTCATAGAATGAAGGATGGTGCTAAATTTACCATGCCTTTAAACCAAGATGAGATTATCCAATTACTTAAAATGCATCAATGGAACGTAGGTGATAATGATGCTGTAAAAGACTTAGTTGAGTTAATTCGTGCTGTTGAGAAAGTGCATGGTGTAGTATGACATGGAACTATAGAATTATAAAACGCACCTGTAAAGAAACAGGAGAAGTTTACTATGGATTAAATGAAGTGTTTTATAGAGAAACAGGAGAACTCATGGCATTTAGTGAACATGATGAAGTCATAGGAGATAGTCCTAGTGAAATTATTGGTACATTAGAAATGATGTTAAAGGACGCTAAGAAAGATCGACCTGTATTAACTGAAGAAGACTTTAAGAAATGACACCAGCACAAAAAGAGATATTCCTCATTGTAGATGAGTTCTGGAAGACCTATGGCTTTGGTCCCACGATTGACGATATTATGCGTCTAACGGGCGAAAAAGGTAGAGGTAATGTCGCCCGTAAGATGGCTATCCTTATCGACATAGGGGTTTGCAAAGGGGTTAAGGGGCGTGCAAGATCAATCCGTCCAGTAGGCATAAGGGTAAGAGATCTTGAATAGTTTCTTATTACAGATATCTTATATGACTAAACCTACAGCATCAAATAGGCGTAAGCGCACTAGGAATGTACATTGGAATCATATTGTATATGTGACTGTTGGTGAGAATAAATATTGGAATAAAAAAGCTGATAAGCTTAGAGCTAGATTTGAGAAGTGGCGATGAGCGATAAAGTCGTAGAGCTAATGAATATGCTATCGCCTGAAGAACAGGCTATGGTATTAGAGCAAGTTCGTGAATATGACAATGCTTTACTTCGTGAAGAAGGTCAAACGGACTTTATGAAGTTTGTAACCACAATGTGGCCAGGATTTATTCATGGACGTCACCATGCCTTAATGGCAAGAAAGTTTGAGCAAATAGCAAATGGAGAAATTAAACGTCTTATCATTAACATGCCTCCTCGGCATACTAAGTCTGAGTTTGCCTCTTATATGTTACCTGCCTGGTTCTTGGGTCGTTTTCCAAATAAAAAGATTATTCAGTGTTCTAATACTGCAGAATTAGCAGTTGGGTTTGGACGAAAGGTCAGAAATCTGGTAGACTCTGAAGTCTATGCAAAGATATTCCCAAACGTTGCCCTACGATCTGACTCTAAAGCTGCTGGTCGTTGGAGTACTAATGGTAATGGTGAGTACTTTGCTATTGGTGTGGGTGGTACTGTCACTGGTAAAGGAGCTGATCTTCTTATCATTGATGACCCGCATTCTGAACAAGAAGCTGCATTAGCTGCTGGAGATCCTTCAGTATACGATAAAGTATTTGAGTGGTATACTTCAGGTCCACGTCAACGTTTACAACCAGGTGGCTCTATTGTAGTCGTGATGACTCGTTGGGCTAAACGAGATCTAACTGGCCGTATTCTACAATCTATGGTGGATCGTGATGGCGATGAATGGGAGATTATTGAACTCCCAGCTATCCTACCTAGTGAAAAACCTTTATGGCCAGAGTTTTGGTCTTACGATGAATTAGATAAACTACGTATTGAGTTGCCTTTATCTAAATGGCAAGCTCAGTATCAACAAGACCCTACTTCTGAAGAAGGTGCTTTAGTCAAACGAGAATGGTGGCAGATCTGGGAAAAAGATAATCCACCGCCATGTCAATTTATTATTCAGTCATGGGATACGGCATTTACAAAGTCTGAACGTGCCGATTATTCTGCATGTACCACATGGGGAGTTTTCTATAAAGATGAAAATGAAAACGATCCTAACATTATTTTGCTTGACGCATTAAAAGAACGCATGGAGTTTCCAGAGTTAAAAGCAAGAGCTTTGGAATACTACACAGATTGGCAACCCGATGCATTCATCGTGGAAGCCAAAGCATCAGGTGCGCCTTTAGTTTTTGAACTAAGAAGGATGGGAATCCCAGTTCAAGAATTTACACCCACACGAGGTAACGATAAGATCTCTCGTGTTAATTCAGTAAGCGACTTGTTTGCTTCTGGAAAGGTGTGGGCGCCAAGAAGACGTTGGGCGGAAGAAGTGATAGAAGAGATGGCAGCATTTCCAAACTCAGATCACGATGACTTAGTTGACTCAAGCACACAAGCTTTAATCCGTTTCAGACGTGGTGGATTTATTACACTACCTTCTGATGAACCCGATGAACCTAAAGAATTTAGAAGGAAGACTGGCTATTATTAATAATCGTTACTGGCTATATGAGTCAGCTATTTCTAAAAAACAATGTGAGCTTATCTTAGAAGAAGCTAATTGGAATCTAAAACATATGGCTGAATTTATGGAAAGCCAAGATTCTAAAATTAACGATAGTATAAGAAAGACTACAGTGACATTTGCCCCCTATTACTCACCTGTGGGATGCATTATGACCACACATATATTAGAAATTAATAAGCATCAATGGAGATATGACATTAGTGGTATTCAAGAAATACAAATAGGCCACTATGAAGAAGGTGGTCATTATGACTGGCATCCAGATACCATGCCTCCAGATGATAATAATATGCAAAGAAAGTTATCTGCAGTTCTTATGTTATCTGATCCCAATGACTATGAAGGTGGTCAATTAGAAATAAAAGACGCAGAAGTACCTCTATTAAAGCAAGGATCTCTCATAGTCTTTCCTTCTCCATTGTTCCATAGGGTAACCAAGGTTACAAAAGGAAATCGTTTTACGGCCGTTGCATGGGCTGTAGGACCCTCATTTAGATAGCTAAATATGAATAAAAAGGTTAAAATATTGTATCTACCACTAAAGGATTATTATGTCAATCGATAAAGCCCTCTACGAAGCTCCTCAAGGTCTAGCAGGAATAGACGCTCAGCAACCCGCAATGGAAATAGAAATTGTAAATCCAGATGCAGTTCATATTGGTATGGACGGCATGGAAATTAATTTGGGTAAAGATGAAACTGATGAGGAAGACTTTTCAGATAACTTAGCTGAATACATAGATGAAGGTGAGTTAGTTCAACTTGCTGGTGATCTTGTAGGTGACTTTGATGCTGACGTAGATTCAAGACGTGATTGGATTCAAACTTACGTAGATGGTCTTGACTTATTAGGTCTTAAGATTGATGAACGTGCAGAACCATGGGATGGCGCTTGTGGTGTGTATCATCCAATCCTAGCTGAAGCAGTAACTAAGTTCCAATCAGAAACTATCATGGATACTTTCCCAGCATCAGGTCCAGTTAAGGGCGAGATTATTGGTAAAGAGACACAAGATAAAAAAGATGCCATGGAACGTGTCGTTGCTGACATGAACTATGAATTAACCGATGCAATGCCTGAATATAGACCTGAACATGAAAGAATGTTATGGGGCGTAGCTTTATCTGGTAACGGATTTAAAAAGGTTTATGTAGATGCTTCATTAGATCGTCAAGTATCTATGTATGTTCCAGCAGAAGATTTAGTGATGCCTTATGGTGCATCAAGTCTTGAACAATCTGAACGTGTTACACATGTAATGCGTAAAACAGAAAATGAATTAAAAAGATTACAGCTTGCTGGCTTTTATCGTGATGTAGATATTGGATCTCCAGAATCATCACTTGATGAAGTTGAAAAGAAGATTGCAGAAAAGTTAGGCTTCCGTGCAACCACAGATGATAGATATAAGATTTTAGAAATGCATGTTGACTTGGACTTACCAGGCTTTGAACATAAAGATAAAAATGGTGAACCCACAGGATTAGCGCTGCCATATGTGGTCACGATTGAAAAGAATACAAGTACAATTTTAGCGATTAGACGTAACTGGGATCCAGATGATGATACACATCAAAAACGTCAGCACTTTGTACATTACACATACATACCTGGTTTTGGTATTTATGCGTTTGGCCTTATCCACTTAATAGGCGGTTTTGCTAAATCTGGAACATCCATACTTAGACAATTAGTAGACGCTGGATCACTAGCAAACCTTCCTGGTGGATTTAAAACAAGAGGCCTTAGAGTTAAAGGTGATGATACACCAATTGCCCCAGGTGAGTTTAGAGATGTAGACGTTCCATCTGGCACGATGAAAGATAACATCATGCCTCTCCCATATAAAGAACCTTCACAAACACTTATTCAATTACTTAATCAAATTATTGATGAAGGCCGTAGATTTGCTGCAGCTGGAGACTTAAAAGTTTCAGATATGTCAGCTAACAGCCCTGTGGGAACTACATTAGCTATATTAGAAAGAACTCTAAAAGTGATGTCAGCTATTCAAGCTCGTATTCACTTTGCAATGAAGAAAGAGTTTAAACTTCTTAAAAACATTATTGCTGATTATGCTCCAGCAGATTATAACTATGATCCAGCTACAGGTGATCGTAAGGCTCGTAAATCTGATTACTCAATGGTTAATATCATTCCAGTATCAGATCCAAACGCAGCAACTATGTCACAAAAAGTAGTTCAGTATCAAGCAGTATTACAACTATCACAAACAGCACCACAGTTGTATAACTTACCTTACTTACACCGTCAAATGTTAGATGCATTAGGCATTAAGAATACAGATAAGTTAGTCGCTTTACCTGAAGATCAAAAGCCAATGAATGCTGTATCTGAAAACGTAGAAGCTCTTAAAGGTAAACCATTAAAAGCTTTCATGTATCAAGATCATCAGTCACATATTAAGATTCATATGGCTGTCATGAATGATCCTAAGATTAAACAACTTATTGGTCAAAATCCACAGGCTCCAGTCATTATGGCTGCAATGCAAGCTCATATTACAGAACATGTGGGCATGGAATATCAACGTCAATTAGAACAAATGGCTGGTATGCAAATACCATACAC